ATATCACAAGAACTTTGTGATTATTTTACGTTTACGGTCCCGGGCTATACATTCATGCCTGCTTATCGAATGAAAATTTGGGATGGTAAAATAAGATTATTCAATATTCATAATAGAGTATTATATGGTGGGCTACTTGAATATGTTTTTAAGTTTGCTAAAAACAGAAATTATAAAGTAGTACCTGATGGCAATTGGTGGAAACCACGTAAGATAGAAAAGAATGAATCTTTCATTACGGACTTAAAATTACCCTTCGAACCTAGAGATTATCAGTTAGATGGTTTTTATCATGCATTGTCACACAAAAAAAGTTTACTAGTATCTCCTACCGCAAGTGGAAAATCCCTAATAATTTATATGATTGTCAGAGCATTAAATGTGAAAACCCTGATAATCGTACCTACCACTTCTTTAGTTTCTCAGTTGTATGCAGACTTTCAAGAATACGGATGGGATTCCTCAAAATTTTGTCACCAAGTTTATGCAGGTCAAGATAAAGTATCCGACAAAAAAGTTGTTATCTCCACATGGCAATCCATTTATAAGCTAGGAAGAAAACTTTTTGAACCATATAAATTGGTGATAGGTGATGAGGCACATGGATTCAAATCAAAGTCTCTTACTTCTATCATGACTAAATGTGTAAATGCGGAATATCGAATTGGAACTACAGGAACATTAGATGGAACTCAAACCCACAAATTGGTCTTAGAGGGATTATTCGGAAAAATTTATAAGGTTACAACAACTAAAAAATTAATTGATAGAAAACAATTAGCTTCATTCCGTATAGACATTATAGTATTGAAATATCCTGATGATGTATGCCATCAATTTAGAAAAATCAAATATGCGGATGAGTTAGAATTTATAGTTGGACATGAGAAAAGAAATAAATATATAAGAAACTTAGTATTATCGCTTGATGGTAATACTTTGCTACTCTTTAGATTAGTGAAAAAACATGGACGTATTTTATATGATATGATAAAGGAGGAAACAGATGTCAAGAATAGACAAACTTTTTTTGTATACGGCGGAACAGAAACCGAAGTACGAGAACAAATTAGAGCCATTGCCGAAAAAGAACGAGATGCCATCATCGTGGCAAGTTATGGGGTATACAGTACCGGCATCAACATTAGGAATCTTCATAACATTGTTTTTGCTAGTCCTTCTAAATCTCGTATCAGAAATCTTCAGTCGATAGGCAGAGGATTGAGATTATCAGATAATAATCAAGAAACAGTACTATACGATATTACGGATGATTTGAGATGGAAGAACAGAAAGAATTATGCTTATCGACATCATGAAGATAGAATGAAAATATATGATGAAGAACGGTTTCCATATAAAATCTATAACATTCCCCTCAAGGCATAAATGGTAAAACTTGATGAAAATAATTTAAAAGTAATTAGGTTAGACAATGGAGAAATTCTTTTTTCTAAAGTATTAGTAACTGATAAGAGTAAAACTAATGGATATTTAGAACTACATTGGCCAATGAGAGTTTTAATGAAATTTGATGATGAAGCAAAAAGTACTTCATTGGCCTTACTTAAATGGTTGCCCTTTACTGATACTACATTTGTGCCTTTGGCAGCAAGATGTATTATGTCTGTTTCAGAATTAGGGAAAGAATATAAAGATTTTTATTTGAATAGCGTGAAAGAATCTGCAGAAGAATCAACAAAACAAGAAATGAATAGAATGTCAAAAATACTAGCTGACTTTGAGCCTAGTGGATTAATAAATTAATAAACCACTTTTCGGCTCACACCTTATTATAACATGATTTTTTCAAATGTCAAGCCTTACTACAACTTGACAAACGAGTATTATGTGTTATAATAATAGTATATGTTAATTTAATTTAGGTGCAATATTATGGGTAAACGAAAAAAGACTATTCACTATGTGGACAATGCAAAGTTTTTAGAAGAAATGATCGAATATAAAAAGCAGTATTATACATCAAAAAATAATGATGAAGCACTTCCTATAATTTCAGAATATTTGGGATCTGTATTTTTAAAGATTGCACAAAGGTTGTCTTTCAGACCAAATTTTATAAATTATGCATTTAAAGATGACATGATATCTGATGGAATAGAAAATTGTTTGCATTATATTCATAATTTTGATCCGGAAAAATCAAGTAATCCATTTGCATATTTTACTCAAATAATTTACTATGCTTTCATTAGAAGAATTCAAAAAGAGAAAAAACAATTATATATAAAATTTAAGAGTATGCAAAATTATGAAATTAGTCCAGAATATGTCAATTATATGGATTATGATGAAGATTTTAATGCTGCATCTGATTTTAAGAATTCGGATTTCAGAGTAATGGTAGATGAATTTGTAGATAATTTTGAAAAAAGTAAAAAAAAGAAAGCCGTTAAGAAGAAGTCTGAACCATCCAATTTAGAACTTTTCATGGGTGTTACTGCATGAAGATTGCACTTATAAATGATACCCATTGGGGTGCCCGCGGAGATTCCCTTACATTCTTGAATTATTTTAGAAAGTTTTATGACAATGTATTTTTTCCCTATCTAAAAGAACATAATATCAAAACACTCATTCATTTGGGTGATGTTGTGGACCGCAGAAAATTTATCAACTTCAAAATACTAAATGACCTACGAACAAATTTCGTTGAACGCCTTTGGAAACTTGGTATAGATACCCACATAATTATCGGCAATCACGACACCTTCCACAAAAATACTAACGAACTAAATTCCATTGAAGAAATATTTACAACTGCTGAAGGAAAAGTAGAACCTTGGATGTACTCATCGCCAAAGGAAGTTGATTTTGATGGTTTGGGAATACTCATGATGCCGTGGATATGTGAAGAAAATTATGGCGAATGCATGAAGGCAATTAAAAATACTCAATGTCAAATTCTTATGGGACATTTAGAGGTTAAGGGATTTGAACAACATATTGGATCATGGAATAATGAAGGTGTAGAGGCCCATATATTTAATAAATTTGATATGGCTATGAGTGGTCATTTCCACCATAAGTCTGATAATGGAACTGTTTTCTATCTTGGAAATCCCTATGAAATAACATGGAGTGATTATAAAGACCCCAGGGGCTTCCACATCTTCGATACAGAGACAAGAACATTGGAGTTCATACAAAACCCCTATCGAATGTTTCATAAGATTTATTATGATGACACCGAAGAAACTTTTGAATCAATAACTGAAAGAGACTATAGCGAATATAATAATACATATGTTAAGGTAGTAATACAAAAGAAAACAAATCCCTTTTGGTTTGATACTGTATTAGATAAGTTGTATGCGGCAGATGTTGCAAACTTAGTAGTGGTTGAAAATTTTTCGGATTTAGAATTCATGGAAGATGATGAGATTATAGATGAAGCTCAAGACACTTTAACTATTTTGAGTAAATATGTTGAATCATTAAATGTAGAAAATAAAACGGAATTAAATACATTAATGAGAAATTTATATAATGAAGCATTAACTGTGGAGGCAATATGATGGAAACTTATGCAGAAAGACTGCAAAAAAGAAAAGGAGAAAAAATGTCCAATTATGACATGGATGAGATTGAAAGGGAACGAGATAGGAATTCATTTGCGAGTGTTAAAGTAAAAGTACCAAAAGAAGCTACAACAGAAGTAGAAATAGAATTATCTACAGATGATCTTTTAACATTAACACTTGCAGCTCATGATAGAGATATAACCTTAAATCAATTATGTAATTCAGTTCTTAGAGCTTCACTCAAAGATCTTGACTATAGATTTGAACATCAATCAAAACCCCAAGTTTTAAAAGAATACTAATTAAGTTTTGATATATTTTAAAGATATTAGGTGGAAAAATTTACTAAGTACCGGTAATCAGTTCACAGAAGTCCAATTAAATAAAAGTTCCACAACATTAATTGTAGGAGAAAATGGTTCAGGCAAATCAACTGTCTTGGATGCTCTGTGCTTTGGATTGTTCAATAAACCATTTCGGAGAATCAATAGACCACAATTAGTGAATTCTATCAACGATGGTGGGCTATTGGTAGAAATAGAATTTGATTATGGTAGCAAATCATATAAAGTTCGAAGGGGAATTAAGAAAAATATCTTTGAAATTTATGTTGATGGAAAAAGATTAAACCAAGATGCTAAAGTTACAGATCAACAAGAATATCTTGAAAAGACGATTCTTAAACTAAATTATAAATCTTTTACTCAAATAGTTTTATTGGGCACAGCCGGTTTCGTTCCATTCATGCAACTGAAATCAATAGATCGTAGAGCCATCATTGAAGATCTTTTAGATATTCAGATATTTTCTGTAATGAATGTATTATTGAAAAATAAAATATCAGAAAATAAAGAAGACAGTCAAAACATTGAAGTCAATAGGAAATTATCTGTTGCACATATTAGTAATACTGAAGAAGCAATTAATGATTTAAAAAAGACTAAGACAAATCAAATTCAACAAAATGAAAGTGATATTAATACCAACGAGGAAGAAGTTGACCGATTAAATACAACAGTAAAAAAGTTGATGGATGAAATATCAAAAGACAAGACAGCACAAACTCTTGAAGAATGGAGAGGATTTCAAAGCGGGATTGAACGAAAGATGTTGGCCTCAGAAGGTGAAATAGAATTTTATGAGAAAAATGATATATGTCTTACATGTAACCAAGAATTGAGTGAAGAACACAAACACAAAATGATAGAAGAACATCATGGATTGTTACATGAGAGTG